TACTCTGAGGTATGGTGGTTCTATCCATCTGCTGGCTCAACAAACAACGATAGCTATGTCATATACAACTACGAGCAAAACATATGGTACTTTGGCACATTGGCACGAACAGCATGGGTAGATCGTGGTGTGTTACTATATCCATTGGCAGCATCAACAGATAATCATCTATACTACCATGAGTTTGGTTTAGACGATGGATCAACAAACCCTGCACAGGGTGTAACATCTTTTATAGAATCAAGCCAGATGAGTATAGGAAACGGTGATGAGTTTTTCTTTGCAAACAGAGTTATACCAGATGTTACGTTTAGAGAGTCAACAAATGCTAATCCATCTGTAAGCCTTACAGTAAAGGCAAGACGGTTCCCTGGTACGACATACGAGACAAGCGAAGCCAGTACAGTAACGCAGAGTGCAAGCTCTCCTATAGAACTATATACGGAGAAAGCTGACATACGATTAAGAGGTCGGTCTTTTGCATTGCGATTAGATTCTACAGATACAGGAGTGACATGGCGATTAGGAACAACAAGACTTAACTTACGGCAAGATGGAAGACGCTAATGGTTAGTAAAGTACCCATACCGTTTTTCCCACAGCCTCCTATGGACTACGATGCAGGGTATATCTCACAGATAGTGAGATCGTTTGCGTTGTACACAGAGCAGCAAAATGCAGGAGGTGAAGCACGATTTACTACTATCACACTGACAAATGTACCCTCATATGATAATGAGATAACAACAGGTGATGTTTTTGAGAGAGATGGATTTTTAAAGATTACTAGTTTAAGCAGACCTCATCCACCCTCAAGTGGTAGCACAGGCTCAGTGGGAAGTGTGTCTGTCACGATAAGCTAATGGGCAAGCGTAGTAATTTTGAACGTGTGGACAAGGATTATTATCCCACTCCACTAGAGGCTGTTCATCCTCTTATTCCTCACATACTTGGTTATGTCAAAACATTTGCTGAACCGTGTGCAGGCGATGGCTCCCTGATACGCCACATAGAGTATCTTACGAATAACTTGTTTAACATTGATTATATCAAGTGTGAATATGCCTGTGATGTAGAGCCAAAGGGTGATGGTATACACGAAAAGAATGTATTTAATCTTCTTCACAAAGACATAGAAACATCAGATGTAATCATAACAAATCCACCGTGGAGCCGTGATGTTCTACACAGAGTAATCTATCACTGTACCTCAATAAAACCCACATGGCTGCTATTTGATGCCGACTGGATGCACACGAAGCAAAGCACACATTACCGTGATATGTTGAAAAAGATTGTAAGTGTTGGTAGAGTGGAGTGGATTAAAGGAAGTAAAAACACTGGTAAAGATAATTGTTGTTGGTATTATTTTGATAAAGACAACAAGGAACAGACACAGTTTTTTGGTAGACAGACATGAAACAAAAGAAACTAGAAAAAGGCTCCGTGTGGGAAAAAGCTGACGCAAACGGTGATGGCGTAGTTACAGATCAGGAGATGGCTATGCGAGAGCGTATGGTTCTTTTGGAAAACAGAGATAAGAAAGAAGATCAACAAAGATATCTAGTGTGGTTTTCGGCACTGACAGTAACAGTATTTATTGTTGTATTAATGACACCGTTAATAGACATGGAGCGTATAGATCACTTGTCTGGCATTGCTGAAATATGGATACTTAGTAACATGGGTATTATTGGTAGTTTCATAGGGTTTAATCAGCTTGCAAGAAGAGGAGCCAAAGATGACGGAAAGAGCTAAGAAAGTAATTAAAAAAGTAGCAAGTAAGCTAACCAAGGCAAGCAAAGCTCATGCAGGTCAGGCTAAAGCCTTGTCAGCCATAAAGCTGAAGAAAGGTGGTAAAACAAAGTCTCGTGTTAATGAGGCAGGAAACTACACCAAGCCAGAGATGAGAAAGCGTTTGTTCAACAAGATAAAGGCAGGTTCTAAGGGGGGCAAACCAGGTCAATGGTCAGCACGAAAGGCACAGTTACTAGCATCTGAGTACAAGAAAAAGGGTGGTGGCTATCGCTAAAGACCCTAAAACAGGAACAGGAAAGAAACCGAAAGGTTCTGGAAGGAGGTTATATACCGATGAAAACCCCAAAGATACAGTCTCTATTAAATTTGCCACTGTGGCAGATGCCCAAGCAACTGCTCGTAAGGTTAAAAGAATTAATAAGCCGTTTGCTAGGAAAATCCAAATCCTCACCGTCCTCGAACAAAGAGCCAAAGTTGCAGGTAAAAACAAGCAAGCCCAAATCGCAAAAAAAGCCAAAGAAGACATCAGAGCCAAACACAAAACCAAAACGAGGAAGACCTAGAAAAGATGCCACTAAAAAAGTCACAAAAAAGTCTTAAGAACTGGTCTAAACAAAAATGGCGTACAAAGAGTGGTAAGCCTAGTGCTAAGACAGGTGAACGCTACTTGCCTGAGAAAGCTATAAAGGCACTGTCTCCACAGGAATACGCAGCTACAACAAAAGCTAAACGTAAGGGTACAAAGGCAGGTAAGCAGTTTGTCAAACAGCCCAAGAAGATAGCTAAGAAAGTAAGGAAATATAGATAATGGTTATACAAAGTCTGATAGCACCTGTCACAGGGTTGCTAGATAAATTTATTGAAGACAAGGATCAAAAAGCAGCTCTCGCCCACGAGATAGCCACTATGAGCCAGAAACACGCTCAGGAACTAAGTCTTGCCCAGATAGAAGTTAATAAGGCTGAAGCACAGTCAGGGTCACTGTTTAAGGGCGGTTGGCGACCTGCTGTTGGGTGGGTCTGCGCGATTGCTTTCCTATATCATTTTCTCCTAAAAGACATAATTATATTCGTATGTGCATTTGCAGGTGTAGATGTGCCAGACTTACCAGATTTCGATATGAGTACATTACTTACGGTTTTAGGTGGTATGCTAGGAATTGGTGGACTCCGTACATATGAAAAGCAAAAAGGATTAACAAAATGAAATGTTGGCATTGTGACACAGACTTAATATGGGGTGGTGATTATGATATCGAAGATAGTGATGACTTTTCAATGGTTACAAATCTTTCTTGCCCAAGCTGTGATTCTTATGTGGAAGTGTTTCTTCCGAAAGAAAAAGAGTTCTTTAAAGAACTGAATGAATCAGAACTCGTCAACTAGTTGTAAAATTTGTGGTCATGACATGGAACTCGTAGAGGGAAGTTTACGTTGTAAATATTGTCAATACTTTTATGATATGCATAAGGAATGGATAGACTTTATTCACAAAAGATCAGAAACAGAAGAGGAAGAAGATGGAAGATAACTTTGATAAATGCCTTAAAATGCTACTACATCACGAAGGAGGTTATGTAAATCATCCTAAAGACCCTGGTGGCGAAACTAATTTGGGAGTTACCAAGAGAGTATATGAGAAATGGGGTGGTACAAAGGACATGAAAGACCTCACGGTTGAAGATGTTGCTCCGATATACAAAAAAGAATACTGGGATCGCTGTAAATGCGATGATTTAGAATCTGGCGTTGACTGGGTGGTTTTCGACTGGGCTGTGAATAGCGGCACTGGCAGGTCAGCCAAAGCCATACAGAAGATATGTGGTGCAGCACAAGATGGAGCTATCGGACCTAAAACACTGGCACTAATAAACACACAGGACACAAATTACGTTATAGAAGAGTTTGGCAAGATACGGCAAGACTTCTATGAATCTTTAAAAACATTTGATACATTTGGTAAAGGTTGGACAAGACGTAATAAGGAAACGACTGAAAAAGCCTTGGAGATGATAGAGGACGATGACGACTAAGAAAGACCCACGATTAGCCAGAGCAGGTGTAACAGGGTTTAATAAGCCTAAGAGAACACCTAGTCATCCAAAGAAGTCACACATTGTTGTGGCTAAAGAGGGAGACAAGATCAAAACCATACGTTTCGGTCAGCAAGGCAAGAAAGTGGGTACGGTTAGTGGTACAGCAGGCAAGCCAAAGGCAGGCGAATCAAGGCGTATGAAGATGAAACGTAAGAGTTTCAAGGCAAGACACGCTAAAAACATAGCTAAGGGCAAGATGTCAGCAGCTTATTGGGCTGACAAGGTTAAGTGGTAGAATCGTCTATAGCTTCGGCTGTAGCTCCTGCATAACCTGCTATATCAACCCAAGTATCTTCATGGTGCATATCTTCCTTTGATCTAGCTATTTTAGCTAACATAAACAAGACACCAACATCATACACAGATATGTCTTTTTCAAGATGGCATGACCATAGCTTTGCTATACGGCTAAAGTTTTGATAAGGCGTACCATAGCTATCGCCACGCTTGCCTACAATCTTTTGTGCCTTGCCAATGATTTCTTCTTTCTTTGTTTGCTTCATGATGATTTCCTTTTATAAATTTTTATTTGATGTATATAGGTAAACGATATATTATACAGATTTAATTAGG